TCCTAACCAAGATGTTCAACAGATTTTAGCATTGATGAACGGTTCTGGTTATGATTTGCTAAAAGAGTACGATTGGCAAGCTTTACAAGTGCAGTATCGTTTTTACACTCAAGCTATAACAACAAATGCTACTACGGTCAATGGTTCTACTACATTGACCGTACCTAGCGGATTAGATATTAGTGGTGTTACAAGTCAATGGCAAGTTACAGGTTATAACATTAACCAAGATACCAATGTAATATCAGCCAATAACACTACAAAACAGATTGTAATGAGCCAAATGGCTAATGGTTCAGGCACAGGCTCAGTTGTATTAGCTCAGACCGCCTACAGCCTTCCTGATGACTTTGAAACCATTACAGACCGTACTCATTGGGATAAGACTAAGCATTGGGAAATGTTAGGGCCTGAAGATGCTCAACAATGGCAATGGCTAAAGTCTGGTTATATCTCGACTGGCCCAAGAATCAGATGGCGCATATTGGATAACCAATTCCAAATCTGGCCACCAATGAATACTAATGAATATTTAGGATGGGAATACCGTTCTAAAGGATGGGCTAGAAGCGCTACAGGAACAGTACAAAACAGCTTTATTGCAGATACCGACACTACAGTCTTAGATGACCGTATTATGGTCTTAGCTACTAAGCTTAAATACTTCCAAATTAAGTCGTTTGATACTACCGCTTTAACAGCCGACTATAACCGTTATTTGTCAGTTGCTAAAGCTAACGACAAAGGCGCTCCTAACCTTAGTTTTGCTCCTTATCCAAGTAAAGTGCTTATTGGTTATGCCAATATACCAGACACGGGATATGGGTCTTAATTATGGCAGTTGCTAAACAACAAACTGCCCTTACAGCCTCAATTACAGCACCTATTGGTGGTTGGAACGCTAGGGATTCTGTAGCGCAAATGCCGCCTACAGATGCGGTAACTTTAACCAATCTTTATCCTACGCCTACTGATGTGCAGTTGCGTAAAGGATACACAAAGTATTCTATAGGGATTACAGGTCAAGTTAATACTGTAATGAACTATGCTGGCGCAAATACTCAAAAACTATTTGCTGCTGCTGGCACGACTATTTATAACTGCGATACACCGACTGCCACAAGTTCTTATACAACGACTAATGACAAGCTTCAGTATGTCAATATGACTACTCCTGGCGGTAATTTTTTAATTGCTTGTAATGGTACAGATTCTACCCTTATATATGATGGAACTAACTGGACTACAGTAGCTTCTACTGCAACCGCACAAACTATTAGCTCTATTACTTATGTAGGCACACTAGCTACAATGACTACAGCTTCTCCGCATGGATTAGCTACAGGAAATAGAATAACAGTTGCTGGAGCTTCTCCTAGCGCCTATAACGGAACTTTTAGAGTTACTGTAACTGGTTCTAGTACCCTTACATATACAATGGCTACTACGCCTGCTACAAATGCAACATCTGTAGGTACTTATACTGTACTGTATGCAATTACAGGCGCAAATAGTAACAAATTTGTTAGCGTTAATTTGTTTAAAAATCGCCTTTTCTTTACTGAAAAAGACACATTAAAAGTATGGTATTTGCCAGTTAATCAAGTAGCTGGTGCAGTTACTTCATTGGATTTTGGTGGAATTGCTCGCAATGGTGGATTCCTTCAAGGCATGGCTACTTGGACTATTGATGCTGGTCAAGGCGCAGATGATTATGCAGTCTTTATTACCAATATGGGTGAAATTATCGTTTATAACGGTACAGACCCTGATACAGCCGCAGATTGGTTACTTAAAGGTGTTTGGCAACTAGGCTATGTCTTTAGCCGTAGATGCTACTTTAAATGGGCTGGTGACATTTTATTGCTGACTCAAGATGGATTAGTGCCTTTAGCTTCTGCATTGCAATCTAGCCGTCTAGACCCTAGAGTAAACATTACCGATAAGATTTACTACGAAATTTCCCAAGAAGCAGACAAATACTCAGCAGAGTTTGGTTGGCAAGTAATTTACTATGCTAAACCTAATATGTTGCTAATTAATATCCCTAATCCTACAGGGACAGAACAATATGTAATGCACACAATTAGCAAAGCTTGGTGTAATTTTACGGGAATTAGTGCTACTTGCTTTGAATTGCACAACGATGATTTATATTTTGGTGGAAATGGCTTTGTAGGTAAATTTTGGGATACAAACGCTGATAATGGCGCTCAAATCTCCGCTACTTGTCAGCAAGCTTATAGTTATTTTGATAACCCTGGTCAACAAAAGCGTTTTACGATGGTTAGACCGACTTTCCTAGTGGATGTAGGCGCTCCTGGTATTTATTGCGGTATTAATACTGACTTTCAAACCCAAAATAACCTTGGAAAAGTATCTTTTCAGCAATCTCCTACTACTACAGCAGTATGGGATGTAGCCCATTGGGATAATGATGTATTCGCTGGAAACTTGGTTATTTCAAGAAATTGGCAAGGTGTGACAGGATTAGGATATTCAGGTGGTATTAACTTGAATATGATTTCTGCTGGTATTGATGTGCATTGGGTATCAACGGATTATGTTATGGAGAAGGGGTCTGTTATTTAATGATTATTGTTGAACCACAAGACCAATTAAAGGCTTGGGCATCCAAAATCTTAGATATTCCCCTTCCACACGACAGTCAATGTATAGGTAATGTATTAAGTAACGAATTAAGGGCGGTAGTCGTATTTTGTAACTTTGAAGGTAAATCCTGCCAGATGCACATTGCAAGCTCTGGAAGTCATTGGATGACAAAGGATTTTCTCAGAGTAGCATTTGACTACCCATTTAATAAATTGAAACTAAAGGTTATAATTGGTGCAGTTCCAGGGAATAATGAAAAAGCCTTGAAATTAGACCAACACCTTGGTTTTAAAGAAATAGCCAATATTGCTGACGCCCATAAAGACGGTAATTTGGTTCTTTTAACAATGAGGCCAGAACATTGTAAATGGCTGAAACTAGGAGTAGGTAATGGGTGCTAATTTAGGTGCAATAACAAATTCGGTTGCTCAAGCAACGCCAACACAGCCAACAGACCAATTAGCTGGCGGTATGCCACCAACTAATGCTCCTGCGGTTTCATCTAATAGTCAATATGACCCATTTTTAACTAGCTTATATCAGCAAGACTTTAATCGTGCTCCTGATACAGGTGGTTTGCAATATTGGGAACAACAATTAGCTAGTGGTAAATCACAACAAGATGTAAATAATGCTTTTTTAAATTCCCCAGAATATCAATCTAGTCATCCTCAAGCAGCTACACCATCCGTTACTGGGCCATACGCTCAAAACCCTTATGGTGTTACTGGAGCAAATGCTACTAATTTGCAAGGTTCTACAAACCCATATATTCAAGCTGCACAACAGACTTCTTTGGGTAATTTGGCTGGAGCGCAAAATGCTACGGCTGCAAACCGTGTAAATCAATCTACACCATATTCAAATTTAAACTATACCCAAACAGGTACAGATGCCAATGGAAACCCTATTTGGTCGGCAAATCAGACTTTAGCTGGCCCATTAGCAGGAGCGCAGTCAAGTTTGGCTCAAGGAGTAGCAAATCAAGCCGCACAAGGCTTTAATCCTAATACACCTAGCGTTGGTATTAACCCTGGAGAAATGTATTCAGACGCTATTATGCGTAGATTACAGCCACAATTACAACGCCAATCATCACAATCTGATGTGCAATTAGCTAACCAAGGCATTATGCCTGGCTCTACTGCTTACAATACGGCTAAACAACAACTTGCACAACAACAAAACGATGCCCTTACATCTGCTCAAGTCGGTGGCATTGGAGTAGGTTTACAAGCTAATCAACAAGCATTTAATCAACAATTACAACAAGCTAATCTGCCTTATCAGCAATTAGGTGCTTTCCAACAAGCTACTCAACCTGGCTATGTAAGCCCTTACAACCAACAAGCTGTAAGTGGCCCTGATTATACAAATGCTTATTCAACTGCTCAAAACGCTCAAATTGCTCAACAAAACCAACAAATAGCTCAACAAGCTAACCTACAAAATGGTTTGTTTGGATTAGGTTCTAGTGCAATTTTAGGTAGTGGTGGTGTTGGTAATTTAGCTAATTCAGCAGTTAATGGAGCTACAGGCGCTTATAACTGGTTAACTGGTATTAGTTCAACACCAGGATTAGGACAAACAACTAATGCTCTAGGACAAGTAATAACTGACCCTACTTATGGACAAGGCGGTAGTGCTATTAATTACGCTAGTCAATTAGGTGATGTTGGAAATGTGTTGGGTATTTAATCATGGGTGGCGTATCTAACTTTCTAGCCTCTATTGACCCAGGCCCTTCTATTGGTAATGCTTTAGCTTCTGTTGATAAAACAGTTAATAATC